ATTGGGAATAAATTCTTCCTCCTTTCCATATATTAACCAATGATGGTCTACCAATTGACAACTTCCGGTACATCAGGAATCTTTCCAACGTTTGTAAGATATCTATATCCTCTTGCATAGTTGAATACTCGTAATCCCTGACCATTATTAGAATCCCTCCAACATTCTCTTTTATGATTACAATATATGCAAGATGTTCCTAATCTTTTATTACCTGAGACACCATCTTTAACGTCACTATAACAACGATTAGGTGGACTCTTTTGTTGTACCAATACTTTAAGATATTCAACTCTATCTTCTGCATCTATCATCTCTAAAGAATGAACCGGAGTTAAACATATCTCTCCACTCTGTTTATTGATGGCTAGGAAAGCAGCCTCATCTACTTCATTTCCTTTAGCATAAGCAGATATCTGTGCTATGTAACCAAAGGGATCATCTCTTACAAGATCTGCTTTCTGAAACTTTTCAAATCCTCGTGGAGAGGTGGACTTACAATCAACAAGAACCCCATCAATCACACAATCCTGATGACCTTTCACTCCTGCAACACTAAGTTCCTTTTGAGTATCAGTAACTGTATGTCCTGCTAACCTGGAGAAAGCTATTAATAATTCTTCCAAGATGTGTCCATATAAAAACTTAATACGAGTGGAAGAAGAAACAGGAGTACTTTCTTTCTCCCTATTTACATCATACCATAATTGTCTATCAGGTTTTCCTATTGCAGATAATCTTAGATTACGTTTACTCCTTTCTTTTTCATACAAGGCTGTCTTTAAATGTTCTTTTATATTATCTCCAAATTCATTTATGCATGTATCTATTTCTTTTTCATCCAGAGAAATATCATCGGACTGAAAAAGATTATAGATATCTTCAACCAATGTATTTATGTTTTTCATATAAGAAAAGGGAGAGGCTTTTACACCTCTCCCACCTCTCACTTCTAGGATGCAAAGGGGATATCTTCATCCCCTTCATCACTAACAAATGCACCATCAACAACATCAAAAGCCTCATCAGCTTCTGTATTATAAGGAATGAGTTCGACTACCTGAACTGCACGTAAGTCAGCCGATACTCCAGCCCTTCCCTTAAACTCCCACTCATAGGTTGTATAATGTACATTAACCTTTGAGCCATTACCAATAAGGGTATTGGTCATGGTACGTTTCTGACCATCAACTAGGTCAGGAGCACGATTAAGAGAACCATCTTTCCGACGAACCCGACGTTTGACCGTGACAAAATCTCCACGATCATCACCTTTATTCTTAATGGCAAGTCCGTCTTTCTTAACCATCTCTAAGTTTTTCTTATCAAGATTGGCAACGTCAATAGACCATATACCATCAGAGTCAAAGGTGGTATTTGGGTTGGTGATTGCAGCCCAATAAGCTGTTCCTGAAATTACTGGCATATTTTTATAATTCCTTTTCTGGGTTAAAAACTGAATGTCTCATACTTTTAATTGTTTGTCAAGTATTAATGTGTCATGGTCCACGTTTCTCCTTCTTTCCATGTGCTATCCAGAGGACAGTTGAATTTTAATTTACGTTCTGTATCCTTGATAGCCTCTCTTGTTATAGTTCCAAATCGTTTTACATCTCCTTTTGCCACTTCAAATTGGTACTCATCATGGATAGAGGCCACTAATTTGGCATCTACTCCTGTACTGTTAACTCTTTGTATCATATTGACCAGCCAATCCTTACATATGCTGGCCCCAGCTCCTTGTATAAGAGTATTAAGGCTGCTGTGGGGGCTTCTTATGAACAAGGTACGTCCGTCCACACCTTTAATCTTTCCCTTCTCAGCAGCTCTCTGAACGTTACTACGGACCCTTTTAAGGGCAGGAATACCAGATAGAAACCTATCTATAAGTTCCTGTCCATGTTCTCTATTTCCACCCACAATTTTACCTATCTTAGCAGCCCCTGCTCCATAGAGAAAAGCATATATGAATGTCTTGGCTTGATCTCTATCGGTAATACCAGCCACTTTCATATTGGCTGTATGAACATCTCCGTTCAGGATCTCATTTGTATATGCTTTGTCATTCATTAAGTGAGCCAAACATCTAAGTTCAAGACCTGAAGCATCTGTTCCAACCAAGGTATGGGTATGTGGGTTTTCCACGGTCCAACAATCTCTGCATTCTTTACCAAAGGGACTTCGGATTGCTGGTATCTGGGCCATGTTAGGACTATGATGTGCCATTCGACCCGTAATAGTTCGTAAGGTTAAGACTCTACCATGTACCCGACCCGTGGTATCATTGTAAGAATCAATCCAAGATTGAATCTGTGCTATTCTCTTTTGTAATAAGAAGAACCTGGAGAATTTCTTTGCCTCTTCCATATTAATCTTATTCAGAATCTCCTCACTAATTATTATATTACCTTTATCTGTAAATTGTTTAGGCTCCCATCCTCTCTCCATTAAACGATTGGCTATTTGCTGACGAGATCCTATATTGAATGGTATATATTTTGTTTTAGTTTTCATCTCAACTATAGTAGGTTCAAATTCTTTCAAAGCCCATGTCTCAAGAGCATGTGCCTCATCTGACAGACGAGCAAGTAATCCAATTGTCTTTTGTATATTAAGAGCAAATCCATTCTTCTCTTGTTGATCTATGATAGCTCTGATCTTATGTTCAAGATTGATAGAGAAGGGAGAGAATTTATCTGACTCTTTAAACAACTGTTTATATAAAGTTTCTGTTAAGTTAACATCATTTTTACAATACTTTAACATGTCTTCATCATAAGTTTCAAAGTTATCACACTCCCATTTGGGATGGTTCAATCTAATTCCCCATGCACCAAGACTATGACCACCTTCTCTAATGGGATTAAATAATTGAGACATAACTAAAGTATCTACTACTTGATTTAATTTAATATTAGTATCAAGTAATCTATTTAATATAGGAGCATCAAAAGATATTCCATTATGCATTATAAACTTATCAATTGTACTGGACCAAGATTTAAACTTGTCTAAGTTATTATGATCCCATACATGTACCTGAGATGTTAAAAGATCTTTTGCTACTATGCAGTGGATCTTTTGTGCATCTAAAGAATCTGTTTCAATATCAAGTACTACAGTCATACTCCAAAACTTTCTCCACATCCACACTGAGATGTGGCATTAGGATTTTTAAATACTATATAAGAACCATTAATTCCATCCGTATAATCTATAGTTACATTCATTAGAAACATTAAAGCCTCCGGTCTAACATATAGATTACCATCAAGGAGTGGTATTACGTCATGCTTCTCAGGAATATCATCTACTAAATCCCATTCATAAGTAAACCCAGCACAACCACCACCCTTTACACCAAGTTCAATACCCTTAACAGCTTGGTCCCTAACTATACGTGATAGATGTTCGTTAGCTTCTTCAGTAAGAACGATCACAGTGATTCCTTTTTAGGCATTCTTTCATTATTACATTTAGAATATCTTTCACTATTAAAATCTTTTACATTTTTATTTTCTTTTATATCTGATTCTTTCATATTAACCATATGAGCATCATTAATATCTATGTTAAAAAACTTTTCATTTCTTGTATATTTAGTATCAATTATTTTAATAGGAGCATCTCTTACAACTTGACCATCTATAAACCATGCTTGTTTACAATCATTTTTAAACATAACAAATGTTAAGATACCTTCTGACCCATTCTTTACCCATTTATCTATTATCTTTTTCTTTCGATAAGGGATATGTATATACATCCAAACATTAGGCCATTTATTTTTCCAGGTATATGATATTTCTGTTTCAAAGAAACAAAGAGTTTTTCCAGTGAGAGGATTATTTTTAGTACAAGTAATATCAACTCCATAAGTTTCTTTTAAATCTATATTTGTATAGCCATTTCTTATAAGCCATCTATTCATAATACCATTTGTTAGTGGATCAGATCTCTTATAGAGTTCTTCATCAAACTTTTTAGTTCCCATTAATCATCTCCTGTGTCAAAAGGGTTATTAATTTCTGTCATTCTACCAGTATCTTTATTGTAAAACAAGTGAGTAGATATTCCTGTATCTCCCGTATATCTATTCTTTAGAATACGAATCGTCGTTGTATTAGATAGGATAGGATCATCATCCTGTTGATTTCGTTCCAATGCAATAACGGTGTCACTGAGATGCCCGATGCTTGCACTCCCTCTGAGATGTGAAAGGGATATTTCTCGACCATCCTCATGTCCTCTATCTCCAGAAGGTCTACGTAAATGTGACACCAACAAGAGACATATACCTGTTTGTTCTACAAGGGATCTTAGCTTCGTCATTAATATATCTATACTTTTTCTCTCGTCTGTATCTTCTTGTCCCGAAACTAGGATTGATAAGTGATCTAAAATGGCCCACTTAATGTCAAGTGCTTGGGCCATGTATCTAAGTCGGGCAAGTATCTCGTCATTCTCTACAGATCCAAAGTGATCGAAGGCAAAGAACCTACCACTATTAATAGTAGCATCCTGCCATTCTTTTAATTGTTCTTGACTATATCCTGATCTAATTTCCTTAATATATAAACGAGCACTTGCTTCGACAGACATGATGTTCCATGCCGTATGTTTTATACCTTCTTCCAGGGCAAGGATACCTATGTTATCTTGTGTGTTACGTAATAGATGGTGCATAAGTTCCCTAGTTATGGAACTCTTTCCCATTCCAGCCCCAGAACAGAACGTCGTAAGCTCTCCGGTTCTCATTCCATAAGTCTTTTCATTCATTTTAGGCCAAGGATATAGACAAGTCTCACAATATTCTTCTTCATAAAGGGAGGAACCAAGATCTTTCAAGTTAATAATTCCTGCCGGTGTATATGGTTTAGCTGCCCACCAACATTGATTGAATGCTTCTCGTTGTCCCATCTTTAAATATTCATTGGCATCTTTATGTTCCATCCTCATTATCTTACACTTATTAGGAGAGAACAATTGAGCTACTTTTTCAGCAGCATCTTGTCCTTGCTTATCCATATCAAAGCAAAGAACAACAGTGTCATACATGTCTAGATAGTTAAAGGCTTCTTTGCAGTCTCTTAATGCACCAGCAGCTCCAGTTTTTATACTAACACTAGGCCATTTCGATCCCATTAATTCATAGGCACTCATGGCATCTATCTCACCTTCTGAAACTGTAATATACTTTGCCTTTTGTGTGAATATATTTTGTCCAAAGAGTACAGCATCAGACAGCTCACCCTCCACCCACATACGTTTATCTTTGGTCTGTCTTATTTTATTTCCTATATGTTCACCCTTATCATTATAGTATCCATATAGATGATGTGTTGTTATATTACCATTACGTTTAACTTTCGTATTGAATTTCTTGGCAGTATCAAGAGATATTTTTCTTTCAGATATCTCTCCCCATTCTCCAGTTGTAGCCATAGATTTTACCTTCGTGTTAGATATTGTTACTACATTATCATCGAATCTAGTTTCACAAGAGAAGCACCATGAATATCCTGCCGTATGATTTACATTGGCATCACTTGATCCACAAGCAGGACATGCCCCTCTATCTAACCATTTCTTTTGTTGCATTTACACCCCCGGTCCAGGCCAAGTTTCATCTTCTATCTCCTTCATTCGTTGACTCATAGTTTCATTGGTGAAACCAATTGGAACAGAACACCTCTTTGATATAGCAAACTTTGGTATGGAAATCAACCCTCCATATTCAGCATCCACTTTACTATCAGCATTATTAATGGATGAAGCTATGGTTAAATACAGATCATCTTCATTAACTAATATTCCAGCAGTCTTGATTACCATAGGTTTTAAATCTTTAACCTCTTGCTCTGTCTTCCATTCGGCATCATTGTATTCTGCTGAATCAATCCACTCAATGCAAACTATTTTACTATTCATCTACATCTTCCCAAGTATCTTGTATATAGTTATCAATAAAGGTTTCTTTATCAGACATAATGTCATCGGTATCTTGTTTAGCTATTCTTTTAGCTTCACGAGTATCATATCCATCCTGTTGATATTGACGAATTAATTCCCGAAAGATTCTTTGTCTTTCTTTTTGGAGAAAACTTCTACTCATTTAGGAATATCCAATTCCAATTGATCTTCTCTTTCTTTTTGCACTCTTGCCCAGATATCTTTACGATTTGTACCATGCTTTGCAATCCAAGCACTGAGAGTTAAGTTTGCAGCATCTTCTTCCATCTCTATTAACCAATCACTTACTCGTCCCATAAGAGTTTCCTTTTTCTTTCGTATCTGAATTAAACTTTCTTTAACAATACTTCTAATGTTTTCTGCTGTAACCATATCATAAAATGGTTCCATATCTTTTCCATACTTATCTAAAAAAGCATATCGTCCAAGATCAACATCCTTTCTCTTTTCTTTATCTGTGATCTGGGTCATCCATCAATGCCCAACCAGACATACCACTATGAAAGCTAGTCTCTGGATTTATTTTTCTCCTTAGAGAATGTATCTCTTCTTGTAATGATTTAATCCTTTCATAAGCTCGTTGTAATTGTTCTTGTAACTCCTTCACATTACGTCTTAATTCTTGTTCTATATCCATTGCCATTTAATAATCCCTTTCATAAAATATATGATCACCAATAACTCCAACCTTAAACATATCATTAATCCAATATGGTTCAATGTATCGTGTATGATAATGAGTAGCTCCCCATATATCCTCCACGATTGCTCCTTCCAAAGCCAGAGTAGCAATATCCATTGCCATTATAAGAGCATCCTTTTCATACATGATCTCTTTCTTACCATCACAATAGTATGAAAAAGAACATTCATGTCGGTGTGGATAGCCATTCCATTGATGTACTACATCACATATAGTATCGGGAAACATTTCTTGTCTTACTCTTTCCAAAATAACATTGGCAATTGCAAGTTGTCCTATATATGACTCCGACCTGGCTTCAAAATAGATAGCTTCAGTCAGACAATAGTGCTCTTCTTCACTATTGGCATATCCTTTTGTGGAATATACCATTAGTAACAACCATAAAATTATACTAAGTTTTTTCATTTAATGCAGCCTACATATATTGATTGAATCGTCTTCCATAAATTGATTTACATCTACATTAACATCTTTACATAACAATTCTATGTATCTCCATGCAGATATTTTATCATTAAAAATAATAGGAGATCCATCATCATCAGTCAAGAGATCTGGAAGTTCTACATCAGGATCACTTCTTGATATTACCCACATTATTACTCCTTCTATGTTTAATCTTTCTATTATATAGTACTTTACTTTGAACAACTCTCATCTTCCAAAGAGGATCAGAGAGTTGCTTTGCCATTGGATTGTTCTTACGTTTACCTGCAACTCTCTGATCTTTCATAACTAAATTCCTATTAAGGTGTGGTATATAAAAATACCACAGATGTTTCCAAAGAAGAATGAAGTCAAGATAAAGAATAGTACTGTACTATGATCCATCATAGTATATATTCCTTATGCTGCCAATGCAAGCCATTGATCAGACTGTATCATCTTCCTTACTTTATCTTCTCTTGATCCTATTACATTGTGGGCTGGTCGAGCATTTGTATTCTTATCATGGCTGGACCAATGAGTAGCTGCCTGATATGCAGTCCATAATGTACCCTTATTTCGGGTGGCATATCCTTCATAAAGACTACGACCATGTATGTGACGATTCTCTTCATCGAATATCTTCATTAGATTAGACAACATAACCTTGTTAGCTACTGCTTTACGAGTAACATTATCTGTTCTCTTTGCAAGTGTCTTGGTGAACAGATCAATGGTAGCATCACGAGATACTTCAGTATGATACCACTTCCTCATTTGATTAAGACCATCACCAGCTATGTATGCTCCAGCATTCTTAATCTTTAGAGCAAATGCAGAGACATTAAAGCCTTTGGTATGCCTACCATAGACATAGGCCAGTTTGTCACCGGATACCAATGTGTTCCAACACTTACTTCTCCATAGTCCCATCATACCATTGTTGGCCCAGGTTCTATTATGTGAAGTCCGAAAGCAAAACTCTGGTATAACTGAGTCTGAGTTCTGATTGTTCCTATCAAGATATAAACTATGAGCAGGAAACTTGGCACGTAACTCTAGCTTGGCACCATTGTCAAAAACATTGGTTTCAAACTCAGCTTCGGTCATGTCAAGACCTGATAAGGTAAGTGCCTCTTCTACTTTACTTACTAGAGGATCATACTGAACAGGTACATATGCCTCAGAGACTACGGCAAGAGGCTCATTAGTATCAGTACGTTTTAATACTACACCTATATCTTTAGGTAAGTGTTCCATCCTGTCACCAAAGTCAGGAGTATATTCTTTATTGTCATGGAATAAAGATTCTGTTGCTACATTAAAGTTAATTTGTGAATGATCAAACATATTAAGCACTCCTATGTACTAAGTTTTCAAATTCTAATGCATGTAGTTCGTCGTAGTATTGTTCCATCTCATTGAGATAATCATTGATCTCTTGTATATCAAGCTCATAGATATTAGATACATCTGCAACGGACAATAAATAATCTTGCATCTCAGGGTCAATATCACGATGCTCTTTATATTTATATCTACTCCGTGCTATATCTTCACTGTTATAGGTTGACATCTTATGCCTCCACTTTATATGAAGTATTTCCCATCTTAACTATAATTCCATATGGATTATTTAAAGCAGCCTTTACTCTTAATGTTCTCCATAATCCAGTATAATTTTGTAACATTATATTAGGCTCTTTGCAATCAGGATTTTTTATCTTTATAACTCTATGTTTTCTCATGAGTTTCTCCAGTTTAGGAAGTGAGGGGGTGTAATGCCCCCTCTTCCTCCCTTATTATACCACAAAAGTACGACCACGGATATCAACGATACCTTTTATATTCCAAAAGTGTGTGGCCGGAGCCAGATGAAGGTATAGTTTACCAAGATCAAAACGACGGCCCTCTTTGGTCTTACGAGTTCCAAAGTAACGATCACGTTTACGTAAACGAATTACAAAATTCATGACAATGCCTTTCGATTAAAGTTAAGTCTGTTTAAGATAGTATAAGCATCTAGAAATGTCAAGAACGGTCCTAATTTAAGAACCACTGGATCAGGACCATCAAGAACATACCAGCCTCCTTTCCATCGTTCAATGGTCATAATTTATATAGACCAGTTAACTAAGGTTGCAAAGAAACTTTGAGGCTTTACTTGGGCTTTTACACCCTCCAACCATTTATTAACATGCTTGGTTGTGGTTTTACTATACCATTGCTCAGTTTTAAACCACCCATTGACAGTACTGCATGCCACTGGTGTTTCATATGAGAACAATACAGTAGTTCCATCATCAAGCTGCAGCTCTGTCATGTTGGATCTTATAGGCTTTAAATACATTTCTTCACTCCTTTAACTGATGATATGCAAAAAACCCTACCGTAATTAGAAAAGGTAGACACACTATACTACAGATTAAAAGTGTATATAGGTTTTCCATTCTTTCTAGTTCCTTCCTTATAAAGAGGATCACCTTCGATGTAGTGTCGTATATAGATCCACGGTTTTGTATCCCATATACCAGTAATAACCCACTTGTATCGGGACCAGGTATCAGTCTGTCCTATTCCTCCCTTCTTTAGTGAGTCCATTAGCTCCCAACAAATCCACTTGTTATCATATTCACGTTGGGTAAACTCAATTATTCTACTCATTGTATTTCTCCATCTTGACATTAAATAGTTTCAAAAAATCTTCAGAGAAATGATGATCTACACCGGAGTGCATTGTATATTCTACATCACTCCCATCATCTTCTTTAAAGCTTATGGTGAGAGTCTGAGTTTCACTATCCAATTGGTGAAATGTTATTTTAAATTCATTCATTCCCCAAGTACATGCATTCATTAGCTAATATCCTCATTATGAATTTCATGATCGAACATGTCCCACATGATCAACCCTTTCGGAAGAGCAGTATAGAACTCCCATCTATCTACTTCTTTATACCATCCCAAGAGAAATGGCAAGCCTATATCTGATCGTATCAAACTATTATCATTCATCGTCCTCTTCCTTTCGGGCTTCAAATCCCATGATTCTTAAACTAGGTAATGGTAAGTTACTCACCTTCTTAATGAATACAGCCACTTCATCTGGTGTCTGCCAACCAAGAACATCTTTTGGATAATGATAGGCTGAGTAATAATTCTCTTTTTCTCTTTCTGTAGGTAGAAGAACTTCTTTATCTCTATCATAATCCTCATGAAAAGAACACATTTCAGCAGAAGTAGAGTCACATGAAAATTGTTTGTGAAGTTTACCCATAGGAAATTCAGTAAACTCCGGTTGATCTCTTTCAAATCCTCCATGATGTTCTGCATAATTACCTTTTCCAAACTGAACGGAGACAGTCCATCCATTTTCAAAGGTCATATGAAAACCATTAAACGTATCTCCTGAAGTAACTTTAAACATTATTCTAATCCTTAATTAATTATCAATCACAAACTTTCAAGTCCCAAGAGACTTGAAAGTTTGTGATTGTTTTATTAATAACAATCATGATTAAAAACAATCATGCCTCATTAAGCAATAATTCTCCACTCTGTCTTAAACTCCTGATCTTCTCCATAGAAACTGGAGATCCAATCACCATGTCTAAGGTAATGTCTTATCTCTTTGACATAACCCTCGTGAATCAAACTCAAAGCAAGAGTACCTTTCTCTTTCTTTCGGGACAATCGTGCATATTTATTTGCAAGATCATGGTTCTTAATGAGCCATCTCTTTACCTTATCTATGTGTAAAGGATGATCCTTCTTAGGGATTAAGACGGCAGGATGGAGTTCGATGTTAGCTATCTTCTTCATCATCTTGAGCCTCTGTAATAAATTCTACATTCCAGGATGGTTCATTACCTTCTTCTTCTAAACGAATACCAACTACCTTCAAACCAAAACGAGTTTGAATATCATCTATCTCAATAGCAATCTTGCTTCGATAAAAGAATCCTCCTTTAGCTTTACCATTGAACTCATCTAACCAAAAGATCATTTCTTTATTGGGTTTATGCATAACGTTTCTCATCCTCTTGTTCGGAGTAAAAGATAAACTTTCGTGCATTCAATTTAGCATTAGCACCATAGAATAAAGCTAATGGTTCAGATGATGCAATATTATTGACCAACACTTCAGTGAATCGTCCACCGGAATGTAAACGATGGGTCTGAGTAATATATTCCCATCCATATCTACCTTTACTCATCTGATGCACCAAAGATTTGATCTTGACATGACTGACACAGACCGGAGATGCCATATTCCTTTCGGGATAAGGCATCAGTAAACTTTGTTGCATCTTCCTTACAGGAGACACACTTATCATCAGTTATAGATCCAACTCGATCTACACCAAAGACACTCATGAGCATATCATTTATGCCTGGATCTTTCTTGGTAGCTTCAGCCATATTAATCTTCTCCTACTTCTAGTTTCCAAAATGCCAGGTCTGTTTCTTCTACAAACAAATCTCTGCTTGTAATAAAAATCTGCTGCAAGACCACTATCTTTTCATCAGATGTGAGTTCATCAGAGTTAATTGTCTCGTCAATAAAATTCAACACAGCTACTAATGAATTTTTCAAAGCAATCGAGCTGTACACAAGAGCTTTTAACCTATCTTCAAGACTCTTATTGTCGGACATATTATTTCTTCCTTTCAGTAGACACAAGATTGGAGAGGAACGAGAGATCCTTTGCCAAATTATAAGACTCTTTAGGAGTCAGCAAAACGTACATCTCTGTCTCTTCGACACTATCAATTACAGTTAACCGAATCTTATTTTTCCATTCATCTATACTATTAATATAAATAAGACCGTTCCCATACATTTTTAACTCCTCTAATTAAAATATATTATATTATAATTAAAAAAATCTCAAGTCCCAAAAGACTTGAGATTTTTTTAATATATTAAAGACAATCATGCCTAATAAACAATCATGCCTAATAAACAATCATGCCTAATAAACAATCATGCCTAATAAAAGACAATCATGCCTAATAAAAGACAAGCATGCCTAATAAAAGACAAGCATGCCTAATAAAAGACAATCATGCCTAATAAAAGACAATCATGCCTAATAAAAGACAATCATGCCTATGTGTTTAACTTCGAGTGAAAACAAATAAAAAAAAAGAAAAAAGAGAAAGAGTGGTAAGGGAGGATACCACTCTCTCTCAATCTTCGGGTTGTTAGCTAGAATACGAGAGTCTTTGGTCCTTGAACCTCGTACGACTCTTCTTGCTTAAAGATGCACATACCAGGACCAAATTTACCCTGTGTGATCTTGTAAACAAGATTAGAGCTTCCATCTTCATTGGAAGAAGCTGCTATGTATTCTCTCATCTGATCCGAAGTGAAGCCGTCAGGCTTAACTCTGAGATCAGACTCTTTAGCAAATATATCCGGTTGAGCAGAATGCTCATCAGCTATCTCAAGCATCCGGAAGCAACACTCTTCAGCAGACTCCTGAGTGTAAGGAGTACCTGAGCTGAGTCTACGTAACTTGACCTTGTGATCTTGAGGTCCGAGTACGATCTCAACCATACCATCGAATAGTCCAGCCATTTTAGGCCAATCCTTTCTCTAGGTTAGATTGTCAGAATATATGAAGAAGTATTAAACTCTAAGATCTGCTAGGATCTCATCATAATTTTCTTCTTCATAAAAAGAAGAAAATTCTGGTGAGATTCTTTACAGATCAAGAGTTTATAATATCTTCTTCACTATTCTGACAATCTAAAGTCTAGAGATATTGGCCTAAAAGGATGGACGAGAGGTGAGGAGACTCGGACCTCTCATCACAAGGTCTATCGAGTGTCAAATGATACTAAGGTATCATTTAACACTCGAGAGTTGTATATATATCAACAATCTAGAGGGGGTAGGGAGAAGAACACGATAGAGAGTAGATATATAAAAGGGGGATGTGACATATTTACCAAATATTTATGGGCTAATAAAAAAACTATTTGGATCTTTAAAGTTTTTAGTGTATAATTATATATATTATAATTATATTATATATTATTAATAATACTTTTATTAACTTTTTTATTCTTAATATAACTTTTATTAATTTTTTTATTTTAAATAGGATTTAAATGGATATAGAACAAGAAAATATATTAAATCCCTTCATAAACCTCAATAATCTACTTAGTATAAGTGTACTACAGGAAACTAAAACAGATTTCCTTACGTTTGTTCGATTAATGGCCCCCACTTTAATCTCTGATTGGAAAATGGGGAGACATATTGAGCTAATATCAAATAAATTAAAACAATTAGAGTCTGGAGAAGTAAAGAGACTGATGGTGTTTCTACCACCACGTAGCTCCAAGTCTGTTATCTGTTCCAAATTGTTTCCAGCATGGTATATTGGGAGAAATCCAGAACATGAAATTCTTACTGTTTCTCATAGTGATCAACTTTCTAGTGACTTTGGCCGTTCTGTCCGTGACATTGTTAATTCTGAAGAGTTTCAGAATATTTTCAAGGGTGTTTCTCTCCGAACAGACGTTAGAGCAGCAGGTAAGTGGAAGACAACACAAAATGGTACGTACTATGCAGCCGGAGTACGTAGCCAAATTGCAGGACGAGGGGCTAATATAGCCATACTGGACGATGTGATGTCCGAAGAGGACTCATATTCCGAAGCAGGACGTAGATATGTAAAGGAATGGTATCCTGCCGGGTTAAGAACCCGTATTATGCCCAATGGGGCTATACTCATCATCAATACTCGTTACCACTACGATGATCTATGTGGCTGGCTCCTGAAACAAGAAGAGGATATGAGTGAATATAAAACTCTTCCGTGGGAAGTAATACGTATTCCTGCATGGCTGGATGATGATGCAGCAGAATTACTGAATTTACCCGTAGGTAGCTCCTATTTTCCAGAATGGAAGCCAGAACATATATTACAGATTGATGAGAATGAGATTAAGGCATCCAATGGAGCAAGATACTGGAATGCTCTGTACATGCAAGATCCTACACCGGAAGAAGGTGGACTGATCAAGAAGAGATGGGTTAAATGGTGGGAATATGACGATCCTCCCACCTGTGATTTCTTATTACAAACATATGATACAGCTTTCTCCACCCGAACCACGGCAGACTTTAGTGTAATTCAAACATGGGGTATCTTTTCCATGTTCGACGAAGATGAACTTGGCAAAGAAAGTTATGTATCCAATTTAATCCTCCTGGGAAATATAAAAGGAAGATTTGAATATCCTGAACTACGTAGAATATCCCAATTACTATATAATGAGTTTAAGCCTGACGTATGCATAGTGGAGAAGAAGGCAAGTGGTCAGTCACTAATACAGGATATGAGGAGAGGTGGTCTTCCCGTAAGAGAATATCTTCCAGACAGAGATAAGGTTAGTCGTGTTTATGCTGCTTCTCCATTGATAGAGTCGGGAAGAGTATGGATACCAAAAAATAAGAAGTGGGCTGATGATCTTGTGGAAGAACTGATACAGTTTCCCAATGCAGCTCATGATGATCAGGTAGATGCTCTTACAATGGCAATTCATTACATGAGAGAGTCCTGGCACATAACCCATCCTGAAGATCCAGATTGGGAAGATGAACCTAAAAGAAAGAAAAGGGTTGCATATTGGAGAACTTAGGTGTATAATAATGAGATTATGAACTATTTAATTTTTATTAGTTGTATGATATTTATTCCACTATTCATGCAGGGGATTATTTATGGCTGGGAAAGATATAAAACCAAAAACTGAAACTGGATTAACCAGACGAGAAGTATTAGGAAAAGCTTTAAGAACAGGAGCAGGTGCATTAGCTTCTGATGTTTTAGATTCGACTGCTATTCGTGGATTAGCTGATCTCCTTACAGGAGAAGGTAAACTTATTAAAGTACCGGCTACCTCTCTAAATCAAAATGTAAGAAAATTATTATCACTTGGAGCACATAAAGATAGAACATATCTAGAATTTTTTGATGATGTTGTTTCTGATAAAGGAGTTGTAAGTGAGATACTTGATCCACCTGAATGGGATGTAGATTATTGGGGTGAAGGCCTTGGGGAACGAGATGAGCAAATAACAGAAGATATGCAGGAATATATTCATAATATGCATGTTGCTTTACGAGAAACAGAGCAAAAGATGCTCGACATTAATCTAGATATTCAAGAAGATTTAAGAGATCAAGGATATAGTGATGACGAAGTACATTTAATAGCACATGAATTACAGAAACAATCTAATACTGGATGGGATAATGTCTTTTATAAAAGATTTAGTAATTTTCGTGAAAATATAAGTAAGGGTTTTTCAATTGATCATGAAATAAAAGAACTTAAAGATTGGGCAGATAGAGGTTATTATGGATCTTCCTCAGAAGTGAAAGATTTGGATACTCTATATGATAGGTTAGAAAAAGTAAAAGTAAGAGCCTCTATATCCCCAGATACTCTTGAGGAGTCTGATAATCCTACTACTATATTAGATGAAGAAATTAGAAAGGCTATTAAAATAGGACAAGAAGAAGCTAATTTTCCATCAGAAGAAGCTAAAGAAGAACCTGTATTATTACCGGAGCCATCTATAATTGAAGATCGTCTAAAAGATATAGCTACAACTCGTACTTTTAAAGAATTACGTAGAGCTTTAGGAAAACTTGGAGCACCTAAACCAGAAGCAATAGAAGGACCAAAACCAGAAGCACCAAAACAAATAGAAAGTAAATCTCCAGTACAGATGGCAAACATTGCCAGTGCATTAAGCAAATTTAAAAGAGCCACTCCTATAGGTGCAGCAGCAGCAATGTATCAACCTAGTCCAGCAGGAGAAGGATCTGATATAGTTTCTCCTTATCCACTCATAAGACCACAATTTTAAAATATAGACGGGAATAAATATGGCAACAGAACGAAATCCATTTGAACAGATACCACAACAGGGTACAAATGTTGTACCAATGAATCCTGTTCCTGTTGCAGAGGAACAGGAAGCTACATTTGAACTGGAACCTGATGGGGGTGTCATAGTTGATTTCAGAAATACTGTAGAGATGGAAGCAGAATCTACCGTCAAAGAATGGTATGCAAATCTTGCAGATAGTTTAGATGATGGTGAATTAAGTGAAATAGCAAATACTGTTTATAATAATTATGATTCAGATAAAAATTCCCGACAGGAATGGGAGTCTATGTTTGAACGAGGCTTTGACCTGTTAGGTCTAAAGATACAGGAAACTTCAGAACCATTTGAAGGAGCATGTACTGCCGTCCATCCATTACTCATAGAGTCGGCAGTTAAATTCCAGAGTAAAGCATCACAGGAATTATTTCCATCGGCAGGGCCAATCAAGACACAGATCCTGGGTAAGTCAACTCCTGATCGAGAAAGGCAAGCCAACCGTGTCAAGAACTTTATGAACTATCAGATCACGGAGCAGATGCCAGAGTACTTTGACGAATTTGAAAAGATGCTCTTTCATCTTCCACTTATTGGATCTGCATTTAAAAAAGTATATTACGATGCAAATCTTAAACGTCCGGTATCTGAGTTTGTTCCTATTGATCAATTCTACGTATCTTATTATTCAAGTAACTTGTCCAAGGCCGATAGATATACTCATGTAATTTATCGTAGTCCTGTTGACCTGGCAAAAGATATTCGTTCCGGTATATATTCGGATACAGACTTACCGGATGCAACTGATCCACAACCCACGGCTTTTGCATCCAAGATGGATACAATACTAGGGTTCTCTCCAACACAGGATACAGATCCACAATATGTTCTACTTGAACAACACTGTTATCTGGAGTTAGACGAACCTAATTCAGAAGACGGAATAGCTCTTCCCTATATTGTAACGGTGGAAGAGCAGTCAAGAAAAGTTTTATGTATTCGTAGAAACTATAAATCTGACGACACGAACAAGGAAAAGATAAGTCACTTTGTCCATTATAGATTCGTACCTGGATTTGGTTTCTACGGGTTTGGCCTGATGCACTTCCTTGGTAATCTTACCATGAGTGCCACAGCAGCAATGAGAAGCCTCATTGATGCAGGTCAATTTGCAAACCTGCCGGGAGGGTTTAAGGCCAAGGGTGTTAGAATGGTTGGGGATAATGATCCAATCAGCCCCGGTGAGTTTAAAGAAGTTGAATCTACAGGTATTGATCTCGCGAAGGCTATCGTTCCTCTTCCTTATAAAGAGCCTTCCTCGACTTTGTTTCAAATGCTTGGATTTGTAACAATGGCAGGTCAGAAGTTTGCCGACAGTACAGAACAAATTGTATCGGAAGCATCTTCCTATGGTCCTGTAGGGACGACAATGGCATTACTGGAAGCATCCAGTAAATTCTTCTCTGCAATTCACAAGAGACTACACAAGTCTCAAAGAGATGAATTTAGGATCTTGGCAAGAATTGACTATGATTATCTTCCAAATGAATATCCGTATGAAGTGCCATTTGAAAATCGGAGCATACTGAAATCCGATTTCGATGGAAGAGTGGACGTGATCCCCGTCAGTGATCCAAATATTCCATCCAATGCTCACCGTCTTATGATTGCACAAATGGCCATGCAAATGGCCCAGCAATCCCCTCCCGGCTTGTTTAATATGGAAGCACTTAACAGAACAATTTTAAATGCTGCCAATATGCCGAATCTGGAAGAAATACTTCCACCCAAGATTAAGCCACAAAATCTTGATCCCGTATCAGATATTATGGCAGCAGTAAAAGGAATGCCTATTGCAGCTTTCACTGGTCAGAATCATGATGCACATATACAGATAAAGATGGCTTATCTTCAAGATCCTATAAATGGTGGTAGTCAGACAATGCAACGTATTCGTCCAATACTGGAAGCAAATATTCAGGAACACATGGTTCATAAATATCAGGAACAGATGGATGGTATAACAAAGGCTGCATTGGAAGAAACACCTACAGAGCAAACACCGGAAGTTGTAGAAGGTGCAATGATCTATGCTGCACAGCAAGTACTGAATGCAAATAAGGCTGCTGGTATAGCTAAATCTCCAGAACAACAACTTGTTGTACTGGAACAGAAAAAAGTTGAACTTGAACAGCAGAAATTACAAATAGAAGCTGCACAGAATGCAGCCGAAGCTACTCTTGATGCACAGAAACTTCAACTGGAAGAAGCAAAACTTATGAAGGAAGTTGTATCTGAAGGACATCAAGTAACATTCCGTAAGGAGAAAGCTGATCTTGATAGGGCAAGTAAGGAAACAATGAAATCTCTGGAACTTCTAACAAAGGTTTCTATGGAAGATCAGAAATTAAAAACTAATTCAGATATGAAATCTTTGGATATGATAACTAAATTAGCTATTGAAAAACAAAAAGCAGGTACAGATGATAAAAAGATCAGAGCAAGAGTTCTGGAAAAGGCTGCTGATATTGAAAAAGAAAAAGATATAAAAGCAGCCGAACTTATAAATCAAACAATACGAGAAGAAACTAAAAGGAAAGGAGACTGAAAATGCCTAAATATGGAGGAACTCACTATCCCAATGATGCAAAGGGAACAACCAACGGATATCCCACTCATGTAAAGAATGATGATCGGGGTATTACCAATGCTATGCCAGAACATGTTCCCAATAAAGATAATGGTCTTTACGGTGATTTTACCAAACGTTCCATTGATGATGGTGGAGCTGGTGCAAGAG